ATGCCGCAGCGTTTTATGAACGAACTGGCATACCAATTAAACAAGGCGTGATTCTGATTACCGTGGATGGTTCAGAGCCTCAAGTTTTTAAAGTAAACACGTATGATTATTTAGAACACTTCTTAAAAGTACGTAAAGAATATAAAAAGCAAAAAGGAATATAATATGATTGATAGAAATAAAATGATGGAAGCAATGCGTTCACACGCACAAGGTCACATTGATAAACATAAAATGAATGTTGAAGTATATCTTGCAAACCCTGCAGGTATTGGTGAACATCCAGACGTGTTTGAAGCAATGGAATTAGAAATCCTAGAGATGGCAAAATACCAAGATGTATTAGATATGATTTCAATTCACTTTAAAGAACCACAGGAACCACGTGTAGTATAGATTGACATCTGCTATAAACTGTGATATATTGATTCTAAATTAAAGGAGAATCAAAATGGTTGAAGTAGCACACGATATACAAGTTATTGAGAATGCGTTAATCGCATTTAATGAAGGGGCAGCTGATGAGAAATTTGCTGCCCTTTGGAGTTTGGAAAAACTACTAATAGAGAAAAAGGATATGTTGTCAGATTTTGAACAGCTTGAGTCTTATTGGGAATAAAATGAAATTAACTATTGACATTCGTTATGAAACCAGTTATATTAGAATCAACAAATAAAGGAATCAGACAATGACAAAATTCGATAAATCAAAATTCAGCTACCACGGTGGATACCTAATGTACCAAGGCGATTATGAAGGTCGTCCAGTATGGGAAGCAGAAGCACGTATCCATCCTTCAAACGTTGGTAAAGGTAAAGACCTTTTTATCGCTCGGTTCAAACATAAAGGACCAATCACTAAAGCTAAGTTTCTTAAAGAGCTTATTGCTAATCACACAGTTGAAGATTATGCAAATGCTTACATGTTTGGAATGACTCCTCACGCAATCCTTGCCAACAAAAATCCTGAATGGCATGACAAACTAATGGGAGAGTCAATCTCTAAAATGAAAAAACTAATGGGAAGGTAATATGAATATATTTGTATTATCAGAAGAGCCAGTTGAAGCTGCTCAAATGATGTGTGATAAACATTGTTCAAAAATGATAGTAGAGGCAGGTCAAATGCTCTCTACTGCTCATCGTATGCTTGACGGTTATATGGAAAAACGTCCGTCCAAATCAGGTAAACGCATGGTAAAATACTATGTTCATAACAGTGGTAATATGGAAGAAATACTATATAAAGCTGTTCATCATGCGCATCCTTGCACAGTATGGACGATGGCATCCAAGGCCAATTATATATGGCATTATGAGCACCTTCTCGGGCTTTCTGATGAGTTTCAACTACGCTATAAAAAGCAACATATGACCATAAACAAATTAAAAGACATCCTTTCTACACCTCCTGACAACATTCCAGACATTGGTTTGACTGAGTTCCCTCAAGCTATGAATCACTATCCGGAATGCAAAGTTGAAGGCGATGCAGTGCAGGCATATCGTAATTATTACCACGCTGCTAAGGAATTTGCGGTTTGGCAAAAAGGTAGAGTAGCACCATATTGGTGGGAAGGGTTTAAAGGGTATCCACTTGAAGTACATAATAATTGATCCAAACGACGGCGTATTTTTAGGTACACGAAGTGATGATGAAATGGGTGGAGTTGGAATGCTGTTCTCTGCACATAACTTTTTAGAACTTACCCAAGCAGTTTCTTGGAAGACACGCAGAGAAGCATTCTCATACATGCACAAATATATTAGACCACATTTAAAGCACTGTTTTGTTGCTGAAATTGAGTCTTATACTGATTCTTCATTTGTTACTATATACGACATATGTAGATCTGGATATGGAGATCACGGTACGGAAATGATTGATGCATTACCGATGCCAAATAACTCCGTACATTAATTTCGTATGAAATGAAATTAACTATTGACATTTGCTATTTTATTTGGTATATTAGAATCAACAAATAAAGGAATACTAAAATGTCAAACTATACAACACTTACAAATGTTAACGCAATCAAAACTGATCTTGTAGAATTAGCCGGAACTTATGGTGAGTTTTATGACATGTATATCGACGATGTACGTGATATTGAAACTGCTATTGAGCTTTACAATAAATCTGACGCAAAAGGTTTAGCAAAGCATGTTGACCACATGGACACAGAACCACGTGAAGACTTGATCTTGGCATTCGCAAACGATCTTGGTAAAGAATTCGTTGCTCAACATCTTGGTTACGAAGTTCGTTAATGAAATGAAATTAACTATTGACATTCCGATGGAATCAGTATAAATTAGCTATATACAAAATGAAAAGGAATACATTATGGCGCATGAATTAGAAATGGTAAACGGTCGAGCTCAAATGGCATACCGTGAAAGCAAAGGTCTACCTTGGCATGGTCTTGGTACACCGGTGACAGATGATATGACACCACAAGAAATGATGAAAGCAGCTGGTCTTGACTGGGAAGTCGAGGAGTCAGAATGTTTTGCACGTTGGAAAGGTGATGTTGTAGCAACTGGTCAAAAAGCACTTATTCGTTCAACTGATGGAAAAGTTCTAACACAAGTTGGAAAAGGTTGGAACCCAGTACAAAATGCCGATGCATTTGACTTCTTTACTGAATTCGTATCAAGTGGTGATATGCAAATGGATACCGCAGGTTCTCTTAAAGATGGACGTTTAGTGTGGGCATTGGCTGATGTACGAGAAGGTTTTGAATTGTTTGGTGGAGATGAGGTAAAAGGTTACCTACTATTTTCTAATCCACACGTTTATGGTAAATCCATTGACATTAAGTTTGTTATGGAACGTGTTGTTTGTAACAATACATTGGCAGTTGCTTTGAACGAAAAAAATCAACCATCAGTACGTGTAAATCATCGTTCAGTGTTTGATCCAGCAAGTGTAAAAGAAATCCTTGGTATTGGTCACAATAAAATTGAGGAATTCAAAAACGCTGCAGAGTTTCTTGGCTCAAAACGTTACACTGATGAGAAACTTACAGAGTTCTTTGGTGTTGTGTTTGGAAAATCTACTAAGGAAAAAGAAACCTTGGCTCGTACTGCTAAAGAAGCAATGTCTATCGTTGAAAATCAACCTGGGTACGAGTATGCACCCGGAACTTGGTGGAATGCTTATAACGCGGTTACATATATGACTGACCATAATCTAGGTCGTTCAGCTGACTCACGTATGGCATCTGCATGGTTTGGTGGAAATGCAAAACGTAAAGTTGACGCATTAACTACTGCCTTGGATATGGCTGATGCGTAATGTTTCTTGGAAACATGCTATCATATTGGGAATAGCCTTAGGGCTATTTCTAATTATCGTTGACCCTTTAATGATTATTCGTGGAATATAACAAATGAACTACACATTACTTTACATCGCATTTCACCTTGCCGGAATTGGTGGTTACCAATTTTATGGTCAAGACTATTATTTAATCCTTAGTTGTTTGCCTATCGCTTATGCATTATTCCAATATGTTAAGGTAAGTATATTAGTACTCAGTCCCGCATGGGATGTTGAACTTTCATATGCTGACCATATTCCAACCAATTGGAAATTCCTCCACAACGCGGTAATGGCAATGTCAACATATCTAATCTTTAGTGCAGGTTATCAGTTTTTTGCCGGCATCATTTCTTTATATATATTCGTGGTGGTTGGGTCGTTGTTGATTACATCGTCTGGCGTAAATCTTGGAGATGAGGAATAATAAATGAAAATATTAATTTTTGGCTTGCCGGGTTCTGGTAAAACTTGGCTTGCCGAACGACTGCAAAAAAGACTAGAATGTGCTTGGTTTAATGCAGATGAAGTACGACGTATGGCTAACGACTGGGAATTTTCCGAAGCAGCTAGATTTCGTCAAGCACATAGAATGGCATCTATTGCTAACCATGAAAAGTATCACGATCGTACTGTTATATGTGACTTTGTTTGTCCGACTGAAGTTACTAGGGCAATCTTTGATGCTGACTACACAGTGTGGATGGATACTATTTCTCGAGGTAGATATGAAGATACAAACGATATGTTTGAAACACCTGAAAAAGTAGACTACCATGTAGAGGAATGGTTTGATAATACGGACGAAGCCTTAGCAGATGCTATTGCAAGACATATAAGGATTAACAAAGATGTTTGATTATAAAAAGCCAACAGTACAGATGTTGGGAAGATGGCAGCCATGGCACGATGGACATACAGAGCTATTTAAACGTGCACATTCATTTACAGGTCAAGTTGTTATTATGATCCGTGATGTATTTAACTTTGACGGTGATGCTGGAGATGGTCGTACCGCTGTGCAAGATGATAACCCTTTTGGTATTATTGATGTAATCGCAAATATTGAAAAAGGTTTGGCTAAACATGGTTTTACTAATGGAGTTGAATACTTAATTCTTGAAGTACCAAACATTGTGGATATTAGTTATGGACGTGGTGTTGGATATACATTCACTGAACATGATTTAGGTAAAGATATTCATGATATTTCTGCAACTAAAATCCGCAAACAAATGAGAGAAGACGGTAATTTATAATGGAAGTAAAACATAATACTAACGAATTGTATAAACGCGACTCTAATGGAAAAATTAGAGTTTATTCTGGACAAGTAGGCGAAGAAAACGGTCTATGGTATACACGTGCTGTTACTGGTATCAACGAAGGTAAAATGGTTGAATCAGGTTGGCGTGTTGTAGAACAAAAGAATATTGGTAAAGTAAACGAAACATCTTTAGAAGAACAAGCAATTGCTGAAATGACAGCGGATGCCAAAAAGAAATCGGATCGTGGTTATTTTGACAATATCAAAAATGTTGATACTTACGACAAAATTAAACCAATGCTTGCATCAAAACATGAAAATGCTAAGTATGATTTTGAAAACAAAAAGTATTACACTCAACCAAAACTTGACGGTATTCGTTGTATCGCAAGGGCTAATGGTTTATGGACTCGAGCAGGTAAAGAACTTGTAAGTGTACCACATATTAGCGATCAATTAAAGTCATTCTTTGAAAAGTATCCAGATGCTATTTTAGATGGTGAGTTATATAACCACGAGTTGCGTGAAAACTTTAATAAGATTACTTCTTTAGTTCGTAAAACAAAACCAGAACCGTGGGATATTAAAGACTCTGCAAGATTAGTAGAGTACCATGTATATGACGTTATTAGTCATTCCGGTGTATTCTCTGAACGTATGGATTGGATTACTGAACAAGCTGAAGGTATTCCTAAATTTACTAATTCAGTTATACTTGTTGAAACTACACAAATCTTTAATGAAACTATGATGGACGATATCTATGGTGCATATCTTGAAGATGGTTTTGAAGGTCAAATGATACGTACTGATGATATATACCAATTGAATAAACGTTCTAAATTTTTAATTAAACGAAAAGAATTCCTTACAGATGAATACGCCGTAATTAAAGTTGAAGAAGGAAAAGGCAATTGGGCTGGACATATCAAACGATTTGTTATGCAAACAGACAAAGGTCAAGAATTTGGCGCTGGGGTACGTGGTACACAACAGGTATTAAAAGACTTGTTTGAAAATGGTCCAAATCCTGATTGGTGTACACTACGATATTTTGCACCAACGCCCGATGGAATTCCAAGGTTCCCAGTTGTTATTGACTGGGGAGTAGGACAAAGAGAAGATTAATTTAAAAAGGAGACTATATAATGACTGATCTACCGTCAACAATTACAGACACTGATCGTAAAAAAATCCAAGGTGCGCTTAAAGAAATGTCAGATTCAATGACAAGGGTAGCAGCTGAAAAAGATTTGCAAAAGGAAATAGCAGCTAAGATGCTTGAAGATTGTAATGTAGGTAAAGCGCATTTTAATAAACTTGCACGAATTTACCACGCATCAAATCTAATGGAAGAAGCATCACGTAACGATGAGTTTATGGAGTTTGCTAATCAGGTAATGGCATCACCATCAAATCAAATTGAAAACTAAATGAAATCGCAATACGAAATAACTGTACCTTATTATCAGCAGCAGGAATCAAATGAGCCACAACTCAATTCAGCTGAAGATGGGCATCGTTACGCGATGTTTGTTAAGGGTAACGACCATTTAATCAACGGAAGAACTTATTGTTTCCAAGATGAAGATGGTAATTACGTCAGTACTTTCGTAAGCCAATATTCTGATATTATTGAACAAAACCTAGAACCGCGTGTGAAGGAGGGTGTACTTGCTTTGCACGCGAAAGGTTATTTAACGTTTACTAGTTGCCAAGGGCATGACGACTCAAAGCACAGGTATATTGGAGTAGTGTTTAATAATAAAGAACAAAAGAAAGAATTTATTGAATCAGTGGATAAACTTAATTGTGGTATCCATTGGTATGATAATTCAATAAACAGTGTTGAAAGACCGTGCCATGAAATACCTTGGTGGTCTGAAGGTGGTATAACGTTACACATTGTTTATGACGATCAAAAGTATAACGAAGCACCACAACAAAGACGCAGACAAAAACCATATACTGATTCAGAACTTACTAAATTTTGGAATATACAAACTAATCGTAACTATACTCATTATGAATGTATAGTGTTTTCGTTTGGTTATCCAATGGTAGAGAAAAGTATATGGCAGAGAATACACAAATGGTTATTCTACAAACAAGATAGAGTTGAAAAGTCATATGAAGACTTCCTATCTAAAGCGTCATATCTCCCAGACTATCTTGCATAAAAAAAGGGAAGCCCGAAAGCTTCCCCAGTTAGTATCGTTAACCGATATCTTATATTTAGAACAAGTTGCTCACTAATACACGACGGTAGTAAACGTTTGCGTTCGCAGTAAGTGCGCCATTGCCTTGAGATCCGCCAGCAGCGAATGGGTTTGAAACCATGCCGTAACGAGTCTTGAAGCCAATTTTCGGTTGGAAAGAATTCTCACCAACTGCACGAACCATTTGTAACGGCACGTATGGGCAATAGAATAGACCAGCATCGAAAGATGATGAACCTTTATATCCTACAACCATGTAGTTTGCGCCTGCATATGGGTCGATGTACACTTTGTAACGACCGTTTAGAACACCTGCGAATGTATTGCCTGTGTCGTCAACGTTCAACGAGTTAGAGTTAAGAGCTGGTGTGTAATCAAGTACACCTGCCATTTGAAGTGCAGAAGCAACATCAGATGAACAGATAACCATGTTACCTTTACCACGTCTTGTACCTTTAGCAATCGCGTTAGCTTCTTGCTCGATTTGGAACATAAGACCTTTGAACTTCTCTACTGACCAACGACCGTTAGCATCAACATCTAAGTCGAATGTACCAGCGGCAGCAGTTGCAGTTGCACCAGCAACGGCGTTTGTGTAGATTGTACGAACTAATTCACGGTTGATTTCCACTAGGATTTCAGACTGTAAGATGTTCGCTAGTTCTGTTTCAGCATCCAGACCGTGTACGGCTTTAAGATCCTGAGCAAGCTCTGTTGTGTATTCAGCTTTCAACGCACGTGATTTTGCCGCAACAGTTACTTTTTCGATTGAAAAAGCCATTTCAGCAAATGAGTTGCTTGGCGTGTCGCCTAATGCTTCAGCTGTTGGTGTGTCCATACCAGTACCAGTTGTTTCTGATCCTGCACCCAATGCGTTAGCATGTGTACCTGCACCAGAGAAGTCTGTATCAGCTTCGTTGTAGAATACTTCGTTAGCAGCTGCTTGTGAAGTATGTGTTGAACGCATTGCGAAGATCAAGCCTGTTGGGCCTGTCATTGGCTGAACGCCAGCAATATCGTATGCGATCAAGTTTGGCATCGCACGACGTACTAAAGAAATAAGTACTGGGTCGTAACCAGCTGTTGGGCCAGTTGCGGTTGCGTCGCTTGAGAAACCTGGGCCTGATCCTGCAGCGTTAGTTGGTGCCGCTTCAGAAAGTAAGCCTGTCATGTTAGCAGATAAGTCGCCTGACTCTGCTAAAGCTCGTTCTGTGTTTTCAAGAATAGTAGCTGTTACGCTTTTCTTGTGGTTGTCTGTAATAGCAGAAAAAGAGGAATGCTCCAAGATTGGACCCCATTTTTCAACTAATGCTTGATAGTTTGACTGAGTCATTAGATTCTATCTCCTTGTTGAGTTATTCTGGATATATTTATAAAAGTTAATATTTTCATTAGGTTTACTTAGTTACGGTTCAAATCTGCTAAAAGAGCATTAATCGTTGAGTGCTCAGAAAGTGGTTGTTTCACTTCTGTGTCTTCTGTGATAATTGCTTCTTCTTCAGTGACTTCCTCAACTACTGGCTTCGCTTTTTTGAAGAACGATTCCTTTAGTGTTGCAAGGTCTGATTTGTAGCTGTCGACATTATCGAAAGCAAGCTTTTCTGATAGTACTTTAAATCTTTCTTGTTCTACAAGTGTAAGACCTTCAGTCATTTCAGCAAAAACGCTTGATGCAGTTTGAGCATCAGCAGCTTTTTTAAGCTCAACATTTTCAACAATCGCTTTATTAGCGTCTGCTTTTAATGTTTCAATTTCTTCTTCCAAACCAGCAACGACGTCTAGAGTTTCCTCATCAACAGCGATGTTGTGTTCTTCGAATAGGCCTTTAAGACCGTCCATTAACGACTCTGCCATTTCAACCTTAATGCCGGCCTCGATAGCAACTTCGTTTTCTGTCATCCACTCTTCTACAACGTAGTCAAGATATGAATCGAGATTTTCTAACATCTGTTCAACTGATTCATCAAGTGCAGTTTGCATTGATGCTTCTAAAACTTCTGTTTTCTCAACGATAACTGCATCAGCTTTTACTGTTGCCGCTTCGTTAACCGCAGCTTCGAATACCATAGTTGCTTTAGCTGTAAATTCTTCTGACAAATCCATGCCTTCGAAAATAGTCGCGATTGACTCTGCTACTTCAATTACTTCTTCTACGATTTCATCAGCTTCTTCAACTGATTCTTCCGCTTGCATTGGTGCTGGTGCAACTTTATCGGCTGACGGATCAACCTTTTTGTTTACATCAGCCTTTTTCTTTTGGTGTGTGCCGCCTGCTGGCGCAACTGGCTCAGGAACCTCGGAAGGTTTTACTGAAGACCCGCCGTCATCAACAACGAACTTTTCGTCTAGTTCTGACATATGTTCTACTCCTTTATTTGGATACTTATATTATATGAGTATTATTTATAATAATATTATTTTTCAGCTTTTCTAAGTGAGTTCACAAAACGCTCGAATAATTCAGATGCGGTGCTCTCATCAATCTTATGAACAACGCGCCTAATTTGCTTTTCTACCACTTGTTGTATTTCTTCAATAACCTGTTCAATAGGTTCCTGAGCAATCCAGTTACCTGAGGCTATATCGTAATAGTATTCAGCATTTTCCATAATACCATTCACAAAACAATTTGGACCAGATGGGTCAGTTACGATGTCGACTGTGGCTAGGTGGAAGTCATTTTGTACTTCCATAATACCATCTTTCGTTGCTTTAACTGAACCTAATCCGCGGGTAGATACACCGATCTTAACACCCTCGTCCATAAATGTTTTGACTATCTCACCCATTGGTGTACCAAGAATTTTGGCTTTACCAGTAAAGTTTGATCCCTCTCGTTTCATCTCTGTGATAAGATGAGACACGCGATCGCCGTTAATTGTAGGTCCGTCTGGGTGACCCAATTCGCCTAGCGCTCGCTTTGTTTCTACAAAGTCAGCATTGTATCTGACCATTTCTTTTTCTAAAACCGTCGACGGATAAATTCTTCCATTGCGGTTTTTAATATCGCCTTGCATAAAGATGCCTTCGATGAAATAGGATTTCTTGCCTGTTTCTTCGTTGATTTCAGTAGCAACGTTACA